TAATTCATTTAAAGCATCAATGTCAAAAGAATCTGCTGCTACACCAGTTAACTGGGAACCATCACCAACAAAAACAGATGCACTAATATAACCACTTGAACTTATATTACTTGAAGCTGTTACAGGTAAATTTAATTCTATTTCTAAGGATTTAAATCCTGCTACAACTACATTATTAGCTTCAATAGATACTGTGTCTGAACCAAATTGTAATCCTGTGTTTGCATCTCCTGTATGACTAACTAATAAATCTGCAGTTAATGTTTTTGCTGTAATAGTTCCACTTGCACTTATATCTCCTGAGGCTGTTACATTACCTGAAATATTAATATCATCTGATATAGCATTACCTAATGTAACATCACCTGTTGCTGAAAGGTTTGCAAACTCTACATTATCACCTGTAGCTAATCCTTGGTCAATTGCTTTTACTGATGCTAAATCAGTAAGTTCTGAATCCATTAATGCACCTGCTGCTGCTACTGAAGTGGCAGAAATAGAACCTGAAATTGTTGCGGCCGTTAATCCTTTAATTAATGCTAAAGATGTTACCTCTGAATCCATCAATGCACCTGCTGAAGTTACATTTGATGTGTTTGCTGTTACTTTAGCAGTGTTAGTTGCAACATCACTTGCGACTGATGAGCTTAAAGAAGTAAATGAACCTGAAATTGTTGCAGCTGTTATGCTTTTAATTAATGCCAAAGAAGTTACTTCTGAATCCATTAATGCACCAGCTGACGCTACTGAAGTAGCTGAAAGAGAACCAGATATAGTTGCTGCGGTTAATCCTTTAATTAAAGCTAAGGAAGTTACCTCTGAATCCATTAAGGCTCCAGCTGTTGTTACAGCTGCAGCTGCTAAGTCAGTTATGCCTGCACCGTTTCCAACAAAAGTTGAATTAATTGATGATGCTGTTATTTGATTAAGCTCGGCATTTGATCCCGAGACTATGACCTTTTTCCATTCTGCCATTGTTGTATTTTTTTATTGTTTATTATACATATATTTATTTTAAAGACCCATGTAAAAAGCTGAAGAAGAATATACTAACCCCCCAGTTATTGCTGTAGGTAAAGTATTTAATGACCCAAATCTTAAAACACCATCTTTTGTCATTTGTAGTTTTTCATCTTGACCATTACTATTTGCTATTTTTATTAAAAAAGGTGAATCTTCAGTTCCTGATTTTAATGTTATAACTGTTTTAGAAAATGAACCTGTAGATCCTATTATATTTTTACTTGCACTTATAATTGATGATGTTATAGGTGCAGATAAAGTTATACTTGAACCTTTTATTTCTATAGGGGTATTTTCGTTAGATACTTGTACAACATCACTGTCGTTTATTCCTAAAATATTATGTGTAGTTCCTCCGGTTTTTTTACCTTGAATAAATTTATTATTTACATTTAGTTTTAAAAATTCATTTAATTTTACATTACCCGAGGCTGTTATATTACCTATAAATGTATGTGTATCTAAAATTTCATCCCCAAATTTGGTTGAACCACTTGAAAATATTATTGAAGAAGTTACTATTGAAGATGTTATAGATAATGTACTTACAGTAGTAGCTTTTAAATGTTTAACTGTTAAAATATTTGTTATAGTTGCATCAGAAGCAGTAATTTGGTTTCCTATTATATTTCTACTTGAACTTATATTACCCGAAGATGTTACATTTGCAAATGTTATATTACTACCTGTTGTTGCAAAACCAGATAAATCTTGATCTCCTGTATTTGTTCCACTTAAATTTGAACCTACTATTGTTCCACTTGCACTTATAATTGAGGCTGTTGTTGGTGCAGATAAATTTATATTTGATCCTGCGATAAGTGTGGCATTAGGTGTAGTACTATCCCCAAATTGATATGTTTCTATACCATTTACTATTGCTCTTAAAATAACTGGATTTGCAGGACTTTGAAATTCTAATATATTATCACCAGTTGCAATAAAATTATTTGCAACTATATTTCCACTTGCACTTATATTACCTGAGGCTGTTATATGACCTTTAGATGTATCAAAAATTATAGTATCTGTCCCCCCATAAAAATCTCCTAATGTTGGGTGCTTACTACCACTAAAACCAAATCTTATAGTGTGTGGATCTGTATTTGCTATATTATTACCACCAGGAAGACTACCACTACCCATCAATATATAAGATCCTATTACATTAGATTCACTACCACTTACATTATATATTTTAGTAGCACCTTGACTGTATAATTCTACTTCGTGTGCTCCACCAAATTGAGTTCTTCCTGAGGCCTGAATTCCTGCTGTGAAAGTACCTAGTACTATTGGGTCTATAATTGGTACATCATTAGCAGTAAGTAATCGGGCATCACCCCCTTCATTTTTTACACCTAAATTTGTATCTGAATCAAAATCAACAAGACGTAATGTAAGTGGACTGTTACCTTCTAAATAACTAAAAGCACCTGATACTGCAGTTATACTGCTTGCTGTTATTGTTCCACTTGCACTTATATTACCTGAGGCTGTAATATTTAATATACCAAAAATATTATTTCCGCCTAAATTTATGTCTTGAGTGGCTGTATGGTTTCCTAAATTATCCCCACTTGCTTCTGCAGCTGCTAGTGAAGCTGAAGTAAAAATTCCACCGCCTATACTAATTTGACTTCCATAAACAATACCACTAGCGCTTATTTCTCCTGACGCGGTTATATGCTGGAAACTTACGTTATCTCCTAAAAAATCTCTACCACCCGCAATACCAGCTGCTGATATAGTTACTATAGGAGTTTGTTGAGATATATTTACTATATTTCCTGTATTATTGTCAGTAATTGTTATAGAATTATCCCTAGAGGATACTTCCGTAGTATTAGTGGAAATATTTAGGTTAGTAGCCATATTAATTATTAAACTGTTACCTCTTTATTAAGCTTTATTTTTCCTTCTATTAACCTGGTAACATAACTACCACTTACTACTTCTAAATCATATTTAGCTTCATTAAAATCAAAAGCTGATGAAGAAGCTGCGGATATAAATACTCCTATACTACCTGAAGAAAGTGGATTAGTTCCATTTGACCCCGAAAAATTTAAACCGGTGCCATCAGAATCTAAAGAAGATGATAAAGATGCATATAAAGTGCTGTCTGAACCAAAACCTGATCTAATTTGCATTCGAGCTTGGTAATTTGTTAGATCGACTCTATTTCCATCACCATCTCTCCATACTATTTCAAAGTCTGTGGTTGCTCCTTGTTCTATAACGAAGCTGTATCTGCCTGCTGCCATAATGTTTTATTTATAAATATGAAAAAATTATAGGGGGCTTAAATAAAAACTAATAAGTTTTTACTTTGCTATCCACAATGATAGGTACAACCTACTAATTTCATTTTATAAGTTTGTCCATCATGTGTAACGTCTGTTGTGTTTGAAGAAAAATCACAATCTTGTGTAATTTTAGCTACTGTGTAATTGTGTAGTAAATCATCATCTTGTTTCATTCCTAATCCTTCTATTGCAGATGTTGTAATGTAATCTCCGTTTTCTAAATTACCATTTATATTTGAAACCATTACAGCACCTTCACCAAGTGAATTTACCCATATTCTTTCATCTCCTTCTTCATATCTAAGGAAACTAACTATTTTACCATTTGTTCGTTCTCTATATGGTTTTGAGCTTTTTTCATCTTTACCAACTGAAGAATTAACATCATTTAAATCTTCTGCATTTGAAATTACTCCGAATGCTGATTTTTCTTTTTCTTTAGTACTTAATTTTATATGTGGTAAAGCTTCATTTATAGTAGGTGATGATTTACTGTCTACACCATCAGAAAAGAAACCATTATTATAAGTTCCGTCTGCTACTACTATGTATCCTACTTTATCCTTATAATCTGTAGGTTCTCCTGTTGTTGGTCTACATGGGTGTTGTCCTGTAAATGCTATTTCTTGTTCTGATGAATCATCTATAGCATAAAATTGATTATCTGCGGTAGTGCTAGGATCATCATTATGTGACCAATATAATCTTCCGTCAATCATAGCATTATCCCAATAGTCATCAGTGTCATTATCATATAATCTGATTCCTCCTCCTGTGTCTCCATCTGCGGTAGAACCTTCATGTACTGATTTTATTGTTAATCTAGGTTGAGCACCATTTGTAGTAGATTCTAATGGAGTTGCTTCTCCTAATGAACCTGTTCCTATTAGTAAATCACCAGTGTTAGCAAAACGAGCTTGTTCCACACTACTATCTAACGTAAGTGATACGTAAGCACCATTTGCTGAACTACCTATTTCAAGAGCGTGGTGTGCTTCTACATCTGTTGGTGCACCATGACATCTAAGGTGGAAATTATTACTTGCGGCCGATAATTTAAGAGCTGATGATGGTCTTGTACTTGTAGACTCATCATCACTTGAATTTGTAATTTGAATAGCTACATCATCACCATCTAAGCTGTCTTTAACTTCAAGTAGTTCACTCGGGGTAGATGTTCCTATACCAACTTTACCATTATTGTTTAAGAATAATTGTTTGTCATTTTTAGTTCCTGCATCATCACTGTATGTAAATAATTGCATAGTTCCACCTGCAGCTGCATCTTGTGATTTGGTTTCTACTTGAATCTGTGCAATGTTATGTTCGTCTGATGTTGCTTGGAATATTACATTATTTAAATTTCCATTTCCTGTTCCTAAATCTCTTAAAATTAAGGTATCTTGTTCAGCTATACCTCCTCCTCCTTCAATTAACATCATTGGGTAATTATTATTACCATCCCCTACTACATGCATAGTTGCTTCTGGGTTTGTAGTCATAAAACCAAATCTACCATGTCCTGTGATAATCATTTTATCAGACGCGACGTTGGCATTTGTAGTAGAAAATATTAAATTACCTGCTCCTTCATCATCGTCTCCAAAATCAGTATCATTAACATAAGCTAATCGTATAGAACCAGATGCATCACTGTTTGCGTCTCCACCTCTAAATTCTAATGCTATTGCTCTTGCGGTAGCGGTAATATCTGATGAATTAAACCCATCTAATACAAGCATATTTGTTGTTCCTGTAGTTGCTGCTGCTTCTTTTATATGTAAGGCAGCAGTTGGATCCTGAGTTCCTATACCAACTTTACCATTACTATTTATATTGATTCCGTTAGTAGAAGCAATACCATTATCATATACTAAGGCAATAGTATCTGTGTCTGCACGATAACCAACTGCTCCTTTTCCACTACCTGCTTCATTAAAATAAACGTATGAGTGTGTGTCTGTATCCGCATTAGAACTGTCTATTTTTATAAATGCTTGTTGATTATCTGTAGATGACTGGAATAAAGCTAATTGAACATCTGAAGAAGTTACATGTAAGGCGCTTGTTGGTGAATCTGTTCCTATACCAACACGACCATTTTCATCTAAAACTAAAGTGTCTGATGGTGTTGTAGGTTTTATTGAAACTGAATTACCCACAAATCCTAATGTATTAGTGTATCCTTTTATATAGAACTTATCATCTCCCCCATCATAAACTAAATCTACACCTGTACCAGAAGCTCCAGCTGTACCGGGGTATGCTGTTGTAGTTTGTCTTAGGGCTACTATTGAATCATTACTAGAACCATCAGATTCTAATAATAAAATTGCATCATTAGTAGCATTGTGGTTAATATGAAGGTCTACTTTTGGGGCAACTGTTCCTATACCAATTTTACCATCACCTCTAATAGCCATAGCTATTTTTTCAGCTTTATCTCCAGTAGCACCAAGTGCTGAATTAGTAAATAAAATACCTCCATCTGGGTTATTATCATTATTACTATCTAATTTTTCAAAAACTAAAAAATCTAAATTAGAAGCATCATAGAAACCTCCTTGACTATCTACTGTGGAATATTTAATTCTTGCTCCATCGTCACTACCACTATTATTTAAACCACCAGTATCTAAGTTAAATTGAATTTGGGCTGGTTTATTATTTTGTACGCCTCCATACATTGATAATACACTACCTACACTACCTGTTCCAAATGAAGCTATTTGAGTTGTATTACTAGTACCTTCTCCACCATCATTTGGATCTCCTGTGGATATATTAAAACGATCAGTTCCACCACTTTTATTTAATCCTATAGTTAAACCATTTTCTGCAGATATAACTGCACCACCCTTAAATAAAACATCTGATGTTGTACTTGGAGTGTCAGTATTTTTAAATGTTATTATATCTGCATTATCAGCATCATTTCTAATTACAAAATTTCCTACTAATGATAATTTTTCTGTTGGAGTACCTGTTCCTATACCTATTTTACCACTATTTGCTAAATATAATTGATTTGTATTTGCTGTAGCTAATTGATCACTGTAAGTAAATAAATGTAAATCTCCACCATTAGCTGCATCTAAACCTTGATTTATTGCTTGAATTTGTGCAATAGTATGTTCATCAGCTGTTAATTGAAATTTTATATTATTTTTATTTTCGTCTGCTATTCCTAGATCTCTTAATATTAAAGCATCTTGTTCCGCTACAGCTCCTCCTCCTTCCATTAATAAAAATGGACTTGAACCATCACCAACTCCTACTATGTGTGTTGTTGCTTCAGGTGAATCTGTTCCTACACCTAAATTAGTACCATCAAAATTTAAACTTCCTTCTCCTATAACTGCATCACCTGCTGCATTAGAGGTTAAAACACGATTGTCTGCTGGATTAGTAACAAAGCCTGTAAGTTGTCCACCTGTTATTCCTGTTAATCCTGAACCATCTCCTATAAAACCTTTTGAAGCTGACACTTGGCCTGCTTCGTTTACTCTAAATAATTCATCATTTGATGATGAAACATCTGTGTTTGTTTTTATAACAAATTTAGCATTTGAAGTGTTAGCATTACTATCTATATTAATAAAGAATCCATCTTGTGCTGATAATTGGGCAGATCCACTAAATTGAATGTGTGGTGATGTTGCAATAGAATCTGTATTATTAAGTAATATGTTGTTTGCGGTGTCAGCTGCATTTCTAACCGCTATATCTCCCATTACTTCTAGTTCTGTTCCTGGACTAGTAGTTCCAATACCTACTTTACCAGAACTTTCTAAAATTAAAGTATTAGATGGTGTTGCTGCATCTATTCTAAAAGGAACTGTAGCTGATGTCGCATCTCCTATTTTAAAGGTATCATCTGATTGTATACCTATTTCATATTGACGTGCATCATTAAGGATTTTTATTTGAGCAAGGCCATCTGTTTTTGTTGTTTCTAATTGTATAAAATTATCAGCATCATCTTTAACATGTAATGTTTCACTAGGTGAATCTTCTCCAACACCTAATCTTTCATTTTCCATGTCAATTGTAACAACATCTGTGTTATCATTTCTTCTAAATTTAAACTTACCTACATTATCATTTCTTTTAAAGAAAAAAGAAACAGTAGAAAAACCCATTTTTAATTTGTCTGTTCCATCATCAAATTCTAATTGAGGAAAAACACCATCTGATCTTTCTAAGACAGTTAATCCATCTTTAACATGAAGTTTTGCAGTTGGTGCATTAGTTCCTATACCAACATTACCAGTGTCTCCTTCAATTCTTACATATTCTGTTGTAGAAGCACCACCTTTGAAAATTAAATCATCAACATCTCTAGATGTTTGAAGAGACAAATGATTAGATCTTGCTGCTAAAGCAGAAAAAGTTTGATCATTTGTAAGATCAAATGCTGATACTCGTACATCTCCCGCTGCCTCTAAAATAAAATCTTCGTGATTAGTATCTGTTCCTACAGCAAGACTACCTGAAAATGTAGAAAAAGGACCATTATTAGAAGAAGTCATATGGAAAAATTCACGAATATTTGTGCTTTCTCCTACTCCTATAAATGCTTTTCCTGTGTGAGTTCCAAATACAGCAGAACCACTTCCATGAGTTGATTCTGTTAGTTTTATAGATGAAGTAGTATTTCCACTTACACCATGAATCATTAAATCTGTGTTAGAACCTGAAATAAAAACTACTGGATCAGATGCATGACTAGAATAAGTATGGAGGGTAGATGTTACAGTTTCTGCTGTGTTTCCTATTGATAATTTATTACCTAATTCTAAAGTTGATGTACCTCCTATTTCTAAATTTCCTTCTATTTTAAAATTACCTTCTATACTGGTTGAATTTGTATTTGAACCGTTAGCATGTACACCCGAATTATTTAAAAATAATATTGAGTCAAATAAAGATAAAAAATCTTGGTCTGTAGGTCTATCTCCTGCTTCAAATTTACTTAAAATTATTGATTTATCTGCTTGTGCCATATTTTTGTTTTGTTATAAATATAATTATCCTGTAAATACTACTAAGAATTTAGATCCTTGTCCCGCACTTCCTGATAACCATAAAGATCCTGTTATTGTTGGTTTATTTGTTGGTAAATTTGTTAAATTCATAGACCCAAATGATGCTGTTGATGCATGACTTGCACTTATATTACCTGAGGCTGTTACATGGGTTGTATTTACATTTACAATAGTACCAACTCTTAATGTATTAATACCTCCAGAAATTGTAGCTTCATCTGATAGTGTTATTTGGGCTCCATCTTCTCCTTTAAGAGTTGGATTACCCCCAAAGAAAGAAATTTCTCCCCCTTCAGGACCATCTAAATGTTGTATAGATGCAGTAATGGCTGTTATATTTCCACTTGAGCTTATATTATTTGAGGCTGTTATATTACCTGTAAAAGTATGGAAATCTGATTCTTGGTTTCCTATTATTGCATTTCTATTAACTACTAAATCTAAACTAGCACTTACAACACTAAACAATACTTCAGATGTTGTGGTAACATTTTGATTCATATTGTATAACTCATAATCACCTTGACCTGTGTTTAATGTATTTGCTAATACTTTACTTGCAGTTATATTACCCGAAGCTGTTATGTGACCTGCTGTTCCATTTATTACTACTGTATTTGTTCCAAATGTAGCTGCTCCCCCTACACTTAAGGTTGAAGTAGCACTTCCTGAAATATTACCCGAAGCTGTTATATTAGAGTCTATTGTTAATGAAAGATCAGATTGACCTATTGTGAATGATGTTGGATTTGGTGATAAAAGATTTGCATCATTAGAATTTAAAATTTGTAAACTTCCTAAATTAATATCATTATTAAAAGTTGTATTTCCTTGGAAATTTATATTTGTTCCACCAATATTAGAAGCAGTAATTTGATTTACTATTAAATTTCCACTTGCACTTATATTTCCTGAGGCTGTTATATGACCAGCAGGAGTATTAAATACTATTGAGTCTGTTCCTCCATAAAAATCTCCTAAACCGGGGTGACTACTACCACTAAAACCAAATCTTATAGTATTTGTGTCTGTGTTTGCTACATTATTACCACCAGGAAGACTACCACTACCCATCAACATGTAGGATCCTATCTGATTATTATCTGACTTAGTGCTGTATATTTTAGTAGCACCTTGACTGTATAATTCTACTTCATGTGCTCCACCAAATTGAGTTCTTCCTGATCCTTGAACCCCTACTGTAAAAGTACCGTTTACTATTGGTTCTATAATTGGTACATCATTAGCAGTAAGTAATTTAGCATCACCCCCACCTGATGCTACACCTATATTAAGATCGGTTTCTATTTTAAGAGGATCACTACCACCAAATGTTATAGGGCTACCTCCTATTAAATGTGAAAAAGAACCTGTAGTAGATTTTATATATTGGAATGAACCCGTATGTGCTGTTAATGTGTGTCCAATTGTTATTTTTGAATTAACGCCCCCACTTATATTACCTGAGGCTGTTATATTTCCTAGTGTTTGTAAAGAACTTGAATATGTTCCTTCAGATGGTTGTCCAACTACACCTGTTAGTCCTGAACCATTTCCGGACATTGATATTGCTGAAATATTACCTGCTACAAATATTCCACTTGAACTTAATGTTCCACTTGAACTAATATTATCATTTATAACAGTAGTACTAGTACCAAATGTACCTACAGCTGCTGTTATTTGGTTTGTTATTAAATTTCCACTTGCACTTACATTAGAAGCAGTTATATCTGTGTGGAAAATTGTTGAGCTTGATGATATAAAAGATACATGTTTATTAACAGAAGAACCACCACTATAAATGTAAAGGTTATCATTTTCTTCTTTAATATTACCTAATGTCCATTTAGTAACTTCTGCTGTGTTAAACTCTATAATATTATCTTTTGCTGTATTCGATCTGTCTATAGTTGTTCTTACGTTTGTTCCTTTAAGAAGTATTTTAGCTGAATTTGAACTACTAATAGTAAGTCCACCATCTGATAAGGCTCCTTGTGCGTGGAAAAAATCTGTTGGTGTTCGACCAGCAATACCTACCCCTATCATACCTCTATTACCTGTGTCTTTTGCAAAACCTATTACATTTGATGTACCATCAATTTTAAATTGTAATGTATTTTTTAAATCAGTAGAAGAAGAATGGAAATATTTTATACTTCCTGCATCTATATCATCATATCGTCCAAAATGTATTTGTGACTTTTTTTCATCTGCTGCTATAATTGCAATTGATGCGTCTTGTCCTGATGTGTTATTTTGGAAAATAGCTACATCTGAAGTTCCCGCTTGAGGAGTACCTTCTCCAGATGTTTTTTGTATTAATAATTTACTACTTGTTATATCGTTTGTTACTGTTAAGTCTCCTGTAAGTGTATCTGTTGTATCTAGTAAAAAGTTTGCTAACGAAGAACTTGCTAATGAAGCGCTTACACTTGTAAAAGCACCCGAAATATTAGCCGCTATTTGAGTTGAACTGCTTAATGCACCATTAAATGTACCTGTAAAAGTATTTGCTGTTATAGTCCCACTTGAACTTATATTACCTGAGGCTGTTATGTGACCTTTAGGGCCAGAAATAAATAAATTACCTGACACTAATAAATTAGCATCTGGGTTAGCATTTATATGTCCTAAGATACTTACTTTATTATTTTCTAAATACAATAAAGGATGGGTTCCGGTTCCTGCTGCTGAGGGGTCTATTGCAAATGGGTAGTTAGTAGTACTTGTGTCTCTTATTAAGAAAGAATCACTGTATCCCCCTCCTATAGTTTGTAATTCCCAATTAATATCACCATTTTTTAATTGTATAGATGCATTATCACCGCCGTCTCCCCCTTCAATTATTATTGTAGGGCTCTGAGCACTTGAAGCTGTTAAGTTACTTTTAATATGCATCATTACATTATTAGTAGTAGGTGCTGCTACTCCTATACCAACTGTTCCGTCTATTTTTAAGGTTGCAGGCACATCAGTTGAACCTGTTAAATGTAAAGAACCTGTTATTCCTGAATCGCCATTTCTTTGTCCTGTTGATTTAAAAGTGTTAGCTGCATTATTTACTATGTCTAAAGCTATCGATGCACTTGTGTTTGTAAAGGCTCCTGAGATATTTGAAGCTATTTGAGCAGAACCACTTAGTAAACCTGAACTATTTAAAATTTCTATTGCTAATACATTTGTAGTTATATTATTAGAATTAGTAGCTACATCTGAAGCTATAGAAGCACTTGTACCTATAAAAGCACCTGAAATATTAGAGGCAATTTGATTTGAACTACTTAATAATCCCGCACTATTTAATGTATTTATACTATTTAAATTTGTAGCTACACTAGAAGATAAAGAGGCACTTGTATTTGTAAAAGCTCCTGAAATGTTTAAAGCTATTTGAGTTGAACCACTTAGTAAACCTGAACTATTTAAAGTACTTATATTACTTGTATTAGTATTTATATTACTTAAATTTGTAGCTACACTAGAAGATAAAGAAGCACTAGTTAAAGTAAATGCACCTGAAATATTAGAAGCTATTTGGTTTGAACTACTTAATGCCCCATTAAATATACCTGTAAAAGTATTTGCTGTTATAGTTCCACTTGCACTTATATCACCTGATGCTGTTACTGGGGTACCTAGTAATAGGTTTGTAATTCCTCCGTCAGTGATTGCTATAGTTGCTATACCATTTTGTTCTCTTGCAAGATATTTGTCTCCATCTGCACCCCCTAAATAATACCCATTAGTTCTAACTCTATTACCAGTAATATCCCCACTTGCACTTATATTTCCTGATGCTGTTATGTGGCCTCTTATATCAAGACTTACTCCACCTTGAGTAGGAGATTGTATTGTAACTTTACTGTCTTGGATTGCTATTTCACCAGTACTACCACCTGCATTTATAATTATTGCATTTGCACTTGGTGATAAAATTCCTGTGTCTGAATCTCCTCTAAAAGTAATTGATGGTGTAGTGGTACCACCACCGTCCATTATTAGTTTATTTGCTATTAAATTTCCACTAGCACTTATATTACTTGCTGTAATATTTTGAGTTACATTTAAACTTCCATCTAAAGTATCAGTAGTATTTAATAAAAATGAGCCTGAAATTGATGCTGCTGATAAATTGGCAAAACCTTGTGATGTAAATGAGCCCGAAATTGTTGCTGCAGATAAAGTATTAAAATATTGTGATTGCCACGAACCTGAAATTGTTGGTCTAGATAAAGTATTAAAATAATTTGATTGCCATGAACCTGATATGTCTGCAGCTATTTGGTTTGAAGAACTTATTAATGTGTTTCCTAATTCTGATTCTGCTGTTTCTAATCTTGTGCTTATTGAAGCGCTTGTACTTGTAAATGCACCTGAAATGTTTGAAGCAATTTGGTTTGAACTACTTAATGCACCATTAAATATACCTGTAAAAGTATTTGCAAATATATTACCACTTGCACTTATATGATTTGAGGCTGTTATATTTCCCTCTATTACTGTTGATGTATTTACATTACTTTTTCCTATTTCTATTTGAGTAGTATTATTATTTACAAATAAATGACCTGTCAAAGTAGCATCATCGGTACTAAGTGCTATTTGCCCATCAACCAAATAATTATCAGCTAATATATCACCACTTGCACTTATATCACCTGAGGTTGTTATATGACTAGTTAAATCAATAGTTGCCCCATTAATATTTCTAGTATTAATGTTATCAATAAAAAATTCTTTAAAAGAATTTGTAGGAGAACCTATATCCCATAAATTATTATCTCCAGGAAGAATAGAACCAGTTGTTCTTATACCTAATAATACATCAGTAGATCCCGAGGTATAATATAAATTACCACTTACTAATAAAGACCCTGATGAGTAACTTAAGTTTGTAGTTGATATATTAATTTGTGAAGCAGTTATTCCCGTTATAAGACTACCATCTCCTTCAAATTGAGTAGCTGTTATTTTGCCTAAAATATTAAGACTACCCGTATTATCACTATCTAATATAGCAAATGAGTCAATTAAATCACCATATTGTCCCTCTGTAGGTATATCTCCTGTTTCAAAATAACTCTTTAATGTATTTCTATTTTGTTTTGCCATTGTATATTAAATTATCCTATATCATTATTTTCACCAATCGTAGCTGAACCTAATCCTGTTTTTATTTCTCTTCCTGTTCTGTGTGTTCTTTCTTCTCTAATTTCTTCTCTTGTTTTAGATGGACCTGTTGTAGTTACTACTTCTGTATTGAATACAACAGTAGATTTGCTAAAGAATTTTTGAGGTTTTTTAGCTAATTCTTTATTCATAGCATCAGGTACTATATACCCCTGAAGATCTAATCCAAAATCTGTTTTTATCATTCTATTACTACCTTGTGCTACTTCTACTCTATTAGTAAAAGTATCAATTCTTGCGTTAAACTTAAATCTTTCTCCATCACCCCAATATGAATCTGAAGCATAATTTATTGCTTCTACTATTTTATTCATTTGTGATACATAGTCACACCAAATAATAAACGAATATTTTAATCGTACAAAGTCAGGTACTACAACAGCATGGTACTCTTTATTAGGAGTTCTACTTTGTAATACTGAAAAATTATCATACTGATTTCGTTTATTATAAGCGCTCTGGAATACATAGTAAAGTTGAGGATTATTTGCATCCATTTTATTACCAAGATCTCTTCTTTTTTCAACACTATTTCTCTTAAACATAATAAGAGGTGTTTGTATTTTACCTTCTTTATCCCTATAATACCCATCACGTTGAACTCCTTTCCATCTTTCAGGAGAACCATAGATTAATGGTACATTTACCCTATTTCCATTAGTAACTACTGATGGTTTTATAACATTATTAAAATAATACATTATAGCTTCATCATGATCTTGTAAGCTTACAGATATATCATTTATATTATCATCGTCTCTACGTGTAATTTCACCTCTATTTATAGGTTTTTTAGTAGAGCTAGCTTTTTGTGGTTGTAAATTACTAGGTGCTATACCTTCTACTGGAAAACTTGGTTTTGTTGGGTCAGTTATATCAGGATTAATAATATTATTCCTAAGTTTTTCATTATTTCTTAAAGGAATAGGTCTTTGAAAATTATTTGAATTATCTTGTGCCATATTATCCTAGTAAATTTGCTGTTCCGTCAGTTATTTTATTAGTAGATGGATATTTTCCACCTCTTAAAGGTATTAAGTTTAATTTTTCTACTCTTGATAAATGAGTATTTAAAATTATTGAATGACTACTACCAAAATCAACAGTACCCGTTGAAATAGCATAATCGGGATCTTTACCCAATATTAATTGATTTTCAACTCTTGAGTCTACTTCATAAAAATTATTTTTAAATAATAATATATCTCCTATTTCAGGTACTAAATTTATATCTTTTAAGCTAACTTTTAAAAATCTAAAATCAATGGATTGATTAATGTCAGATCCAAAGTCATCAGACGACCAAGCTTGATCTTGTTTGTTTATTAAACACGCGATTCTTACGGGTTCATAAAACATTTTACCATCAGACTCACCATAAACATTAATAGATGTTTTTTCAAGAACAAATTTATAATATCCAACTTCTGTTTGGATAATATCATTGATAAGTTCTTTACTTACAGTGTTAAAAAGTGATATGTCTCGTGATCCTCCAAATAATGCCATTATAGTCTTTTTAAAGTTTCTTCTTTAAATTTTACTGATTTTACACCAGGTATTCTTAAATCTGTTTTAGATAAATCAGAAGTTAACATGTCTTCTTTAAATTGGGATAAATCCAATTTTGGATTTTCTCTAGTTACAAATTTTATTTTTAATCTTGTAAATTCTACTTTATCCTTTTGGGGATATTCTTCTGGTGTAATATTATTTACAATAGTTACTTTTCGTAAAGCTCTAACCTCATCTAATACATCTGTAATATTAAATTTTCTGTCCGTTAAAACATCACATTCAACTACAAAAGTATTTAATACTTCATTTAATATGTTTTTTAATTCTATCATTATCCTACATAAATTGGGTAAGGGACCTTATAAAAAGTTTCTTGTGTTTGTTGTGCTTCTTGATTTTGTCTTTCAAGTTGTTTTAATCTTGTAGTTTCTTCAAGTAATGCTTTTAATTCTTCTATTAATGCTGTTTTTTCATTTGCTGCTTCCTGTAATAATCTAGCATAGTCCAAAGTTGTTGTTTCACCTGGTATTGGTAAGCTTTGATATTTACCTCTAATACCACCTAACATTTCTTTAGCTAAAGCTAAAGCGTATCTTCTAATCCATTGTCTTCCTGGTTGATTTATGTAAGCATAAGTAGGATTAGTGTAAGGTACATTTGATATGTCTGTTATTAGATTAGTTGCTGGGTTTTTAACAGGTGCATTTGCTGTTGATTTTAAAACATACTCAAAATGTAATGTGTAATCTCTATTAGGTATAGGGAATAATTTTAAATATCTATTATTAGTTACTTCAAAATGATATCCTGATTTTCTAATCATATCGTTTAATTCGATTGCTTGAATTTTTAAAGCATCAAAAAACATAGGCATTAACATAAAATTTACACCTGGTGACATATTACCAAATCCAAACGATTGCATTAATGATTGAATTCCTGTACCTGTACCTGCATAAGGATCAAAATATCTATTAATTGCTGCTGGTTGATAATGAAATACTCTTTTTATATAAACAGCTTCTGAACCACTTATAGAAGAAGAAACACTACTTAGTAAATCATATTTTTGGGTTCCTATTTTTACTTCTAAAGAACCAGATTCTACTTTGTAATCACCTCCACCACCATATGTTTCATTACCATATTGATCTGAAATATTAATAGTACTTCCTAAGTTAGGGCTAATTAATTGATTATTATAATTTGAACCAGTTGCATTTCCTTCTAATGTATGGAAATTATTAATTATTTGAAAATTATATAATTGAGCACCATATTCATTAGTAGCTTCTTCAAATGCTGTGAAAAAATTAATTGCTTGTAATTCTATGTCTACTAACGGATATCCTAAACGTTTAGCGCACCAGTCTGCTACTTGAGAAGCATCTGTTTGAAAATTACTATCATAGTCATAAAAACCGAAAGGTGTATCACCGGGGAAAAAACTACTTGAGCCGGGCCATATAGGGATGTTTGCCATTTTTAATAGAATTAGGTTGTTCTATTATAAATATAAAGAAATTATGGAGGATATTACATTCCGTTCAGTAGCTCAAATACCTCATCTATTGCTACATGACGATGATTATCTTCTAATACTCGTTTATAAACATATTGAGAATTATCTATTTTAGGAACATCATGGATTGCTGAATAGTTTTTATCTTTAAGGTCAATTTGTTGGTTATCTCCACAAAATATCATTGTTGATCCTTTTCCTATTCTACCTAATGCCATTCTAAATTGTGAACGAGTTAAATTTTGAAATTCATCAACTATTACTAATGAATTTTCAAATGTTCTACCCCTAAAATGTGCTAAAGAAACTAATTCTATAGATTCATCTTTTTCCATTCTATCTAATATAAGTGGTTTATTGTATATTTTTCTCATATTAGAACGAATAGGTACTAACCATGGTTCCATTTTTTCTTTTTCTGAACCTGGTAAAAATCCATTGTCTTCAGTTGACACTGTAGGTCTTGTTATAATGATTTTGTTTATCTGTCTTTTAAAAAACATGTCTAATGCTACTTGACAAGCTAATAATGTTTTACCACTACCTGCCTTACCAACTATAAAATTGTAAGGGTGGTGTAAAATTGCTTGTTTAGCTGCTTTTTGTTCTTCTGAAAGTGATAATGAAAATCTTAAAGAACCTTTTGGTG